ATTTGTTTGCGCTGCTTCTCTAGGCGCGTTTATTTCTTCTTGAGCAAATTTCTTTTTAGATGAAATATCAGCAAAATCTTTGTTGGCGTCAAGCATTGTTTTCATAAGAGTAGACACAACCTCAAATGCTCTTGGCTGCTCAGATTGTTTAGCTATTTCTAGCATTTCCTGCATAGCATCTTGACCCGTGGCGATAACACCTTGGATATTAGTACGAACAGTATCTAAATCTCTAAGATTTTCATCATCTTCCGCTGATATTACAACCGGAGGATTATGCGGTTCAACATATTCTATTTCTGTTGAGATTTCGTTTTCATCTATTTCTGACATAGGTCTGATACCTAGTGCTGAAGAAATTTTATCATCACTCATTATATATCCTCAATAATTGTAATAATTCCCCAATCATCGTCAAACTCTACTTGTTGATATGGAACAGTATTTGCAGATGCTGGGGCTGCTATTGTTACGGTTGGAGCTGTTGAATAACCAGCCCCTGGGTTCGTAATATTAATTGCAGATATGTCGCCAGACGGAGATACCGTCGCGCTGGCAGTAGCTGTTATAGCTGCAGCAGGGTCGATAGTAGTATTTGCCGTTAGGTAAAACTTACCAGGGTTTGTAATGTTAACAGCAGTCACCGTACCGTCCGTTAGAACGGCAGTTGCAGCGGCTTGGAAGTCAGCAGGGGTGCCGTTTGGATCGGTAATAGTAATTATAGTGTTTGCGTTATAGTTTGCACCAGGTGTCACTACGGTCAACCCAGTAACGACTCCGTCAGCTACCTGGACTGTTGCTGTAGCCATTTCTTTCTCAAAATTACCAGTAAAATCAGATCCGGTTTGAGCCGTGGTTGGTACTGTGTATGATCCAACAGCCGTAAGACCAGTAATTTGGTCAATGATTACGTTATCTATCGCACCTTTAAATGCAGGCGTTGCTCCACGTTGACCCGCAATAACTTCAATACCACCACCTAGAATGAACCCTTGTGGTGCGTTTCCACCGAGGTCTACCACACCATTGATTAACCATCTTGCTGTACCGCCAAAGTGTTCTAATCTGACGTGATTCCATTGGTTTAAATTAAGAACTTCAGGTGTACATCTAATTGGCGGGCTATTAAAATTTGGTCTGTAAACGATTTCTGAGTCAGGCTCTATTTCAATTCTCATTGTCGTGGTATTCCAGTGGATAACGTTATGAACGCCTGAAGCTGGAACTTCTTCTGGGTAAATCCAAAACTCAACCGCAAAGCCTTGACCTGCGGTGATAAGGTTTGTCGCCATTGTGTGAATTAAAACTTCATCTGTGTCTGCGTCAAAATACAAAGCATCGTCGCCAAATTTAATATAGGGTGACTTAGCAGGTGGATCTGGAATAGTTACCGTAGCTGAATTATAATACGTTCCAGACTCAGTAACAGTAAACGAATCAATAGCTCCACCGGCGCCTGTTACCACACTGGCAGTAGCTGTGGTTACTGGGCTGTCTGGTTCGTTAATAGTAATAGCTGGGACTGATGAATAATATCCGCCGCCAGTGTCAACATTAATTGCTGAAATAGATGTTCCGGTAATAAGAGAACTAATTACAGCATCAACCGTGGATGGCGAAGAAATGTCAACAGTGATAACATTGTTTGCGTTATATATTTGACCGTCGTCAGTAATGTTAATGGCTGATACTTGGCCTAACGTAATTTCTGCGGTAGCTGTCGCGGTTTCGCCTAATTCATAAACAGGGTCACCATTGCTATCCAAGCCTGGCTGAATAGTAATTCTTTCTTCAGGCGCGGTATTAGCTAATGTGCCTGTTGCTACACCAATATCAATAAACTTAATAACCTTTTTCTTTTTCTCAGGACCAAAATAATATCCTTTGAGTGTAAAGTTTAATGTATATAATATTGATTGTCGTGTTTCAAAGTCGCCTTCATATAAATCCTCGGTTGTTACACTATTCAATATGATAGGAATATCGAGTGGATCCATGTCTGCTATCATTTTAACAGAGGCAGTCCAGTCAGGAGTAAAAAATGGAATGATTTGTTCCATGATTTTTGTTGCGTCTTCCTGATATTTTGTCATAATATACAAAGAAAAATCTATATTGTACGGAACCGGGGCGTACTGAAAAGCTCTGCTGCCTGATGATTCTGCCGAACTCTTACGAATTTTCGTTGTAGAGTTAACCTTTCTCACTGGATCATATAACAAGCTCGTGATTTCAAAAGACATCCGCGGTAAACGAATAGATTGAGTTCTGCTATTCAGCAGGTCAGGATCTTGAGCAACTCTTGCTAATACTTTTTGGAACGGCGCATAGGATATTGGAACAATCATAGATTGAACTAAATTTCCGGCGTTATCTTTTCGTTCAATTTTAAGCTGATTAAAAAGAGTACCAAATAAAGCTACATATTTTCGTGTGGTTTCATTATAGAAATAATTTGCAATTGCCATTTTAATCGCCTATACTAATTGATTCACTGAATGGATCAATTTCTGAAAAGTCAAGAATATCGTCAGCAACTGATTCAAAATCAAAGTTTTGAGATATAGGATCAGTATTTGCTAATTGGGTAAGAGTAGTTACTGCGTTATTCCCGGTCATTACTGTTGTTACATCATCAAAATAATGATCAATTTCATATCTGCCCGTGTCAAACCTCTCGTTAGAGTATTCCATAAGCTCGCATTTCATATCGTAAACTTGCAATGCACCAGACTGATAGAATACAGACTCGTGTTCAACATAAGTAATTCTGTACATCTTCTGATTTAACGGCATCCAAATAATATCGTTTTCTTTTGGACGAACCTTTTCAGCGTCTTTGCGAGTAACGTGTCTTTCAAAAGTTCTGATTGCTACCGCAAATGTTACTGTGTCTCGTATTTCCAAACCAAAGCGAGACATGAAATCGCCTTCGCCTTCAAACCCATCTACGTTTTTAACATATACTTCAAATTCATACATTTCATCATATAGCGGGGTGTCATTTTCGTTAAAGATAACATCTCTATCTTTATTAAACTCGCCGCTTATATAATCAATGTCAATGCCATAAACTTGAATAGACTCAATTACTAAATCGTCTATTAAGTTCTGTTCATTGAAATTATCGTAATTTCTAAAATATACGTTCGTTGCCATAACTTATCCAATAAAATTATAAGTGAGAGGCTGTAGAGAATTAATTGCGTCCTCTTCCATTTTTTCTCGTTCAGCGCGCGCCTCTTGTAAAATCTGTTCCCCATTAAATTGTACACCACCAACAAGCTGCATGTTTGTAAATTTAGTTAGGTTAAGACCCCATTGTTCTCTCACGAGTACTGAAGCGTAATTTTGTAACCAACGATCTGACCAAACATCGGCGTATTCGTCTGGATCAATAATATCATATGCTTCAACGATAATATATCTTCCAACACTTAAACTTGATTTTGCAACATCAATATAAAGCTTATTGACATGCTTATTATATCGTACCATTTGTTTTCCTACAAGCATCTCTTGTAAAAACTCTAGGTGCTGCATAGTCATATAATAGTTGGTAATACCATATGATGTAAGGTCCGTAAGGTTATTTAAAACAAATTGGTATTGAACATTAAACATACCAGTACTTGCTGAAATAGAAGTGTTCAAATCAAACACTTTTGAAATTCCAAGAATATTTGGCGGTAACTTGATATATCCGTTGTCTACGTCATTTTGTGTAAGCTCGTGTTTTAAGTAAACCATTTGAGAACCATTGTAATGGTAATCTCTCCAAAACGAAACCGCCTCGTCTACTCTATCTTCAATCTGTTCTTCAGAAACGTTAACTTGAATAACCGGCGCGCCGATTTTTCTTAAGATATAATCTTTAAATTCTTCTCTTGATGCTGGTTGTGGCATTATGCTATCTCGTCTTTTATGACTACTTTAATATAGCCAGTGTTTGGAAAAGTTTCAATTTTACCACTGTTATAAGTAATTTGAAACTCAGCGCTATGAATACCCGTGTTTGCGGTATCGCCAGTTTGCCATTCATATGCAACAATACCTTTTGTACCATTAATAATCGTGCCTACGCCGTTTGTGACTAACGCATTATTTTGCTCGTCTCTCATGTGGAATCTAACCAATGACGCGTCAGCCATAGATTTTACACGACCGTTAGAATCTGTAAGCACAGCTTGAAGCGATGGAGCAGTATCGTTTTGTTTTATATAAAAGCTTGCCGCCATTATTTTTCTCCGCTTTTTCTTATATTTATTAATATTAATATAGTAAAATTTCTACGCCAGTAGCACCATCGCTTATAATTTTTACTGCGTTAGATTCTTTTGGTATCAAATAACCATTAAAGTCGTTATCTATAAATTTCAAAGAATTATCACCAGTTGTACTAAATAAATGCGTGGATAAGTTTGTTCCTTTGCCCTCAACACTAAAATCAAACCCTGTAAGACCATCACCAAGAGAAAATACGAATATGTTTGTATCAAGGATAAAGGGAAGTGTAATATCACCAACACCGGCAACAACAGTTTCAGCAAAACCATTTGCGCTAAACTCAATTCTATTAATCCATTCTGAGCTTAAAAAGCTTTGGATACCAAACTCTAAAAATGAGTTTCCGGTAAATCCAAATGATAAGTCAGCTGAAGCCTGAATAATAGGGGGAGTAATTGCCGCTGAAAATACGAAATCCAACGGTAGTGTTTGCATGTCACCGGTAATTGGAACAAATACATCTGAGTTAAGTGTGTAATCTATCGTTTGCGCAGGCACGCCGCCTGTCACAATAGAAAATCCACCTGCAAAAAAGGTGTAATCTAAACTTGATGTAAATACTCCGTTTGCGGACATTTAACTAGTCCTTTATGCACCACCGGCAGTAATTGTAAACGCTGTGATTGTGATTTGCTGACCGACTGCAATATTAGTATTATCTAATTGCATGTCTCCGCCTGCACCAGTAGCTGTAATAGTACCTTGCATATGGCATGTTGTTCCGGCGTTGTCATGCAATCTAAAATATCCAGCAGTTCCTGAAGCATCAGCTGATAAGTCTTGCCACGTGCCAGATAGAACAATTGATCCCAAAGCAGGAGTGTCAAGCCAATTGGCAGGTAATACCATAGTTGCTAAAACCGTACCTGTATTTGCTGAACCGCAATCCGCTGGAACTGTGCCCGAGGAAACTGTCATAATTGGATTAGTGCCGATTGTAGTTTCTAGTGCTTGAAGCGTAGCATTCCTAGTGTCTACTGATAACTGAAAAGCCATCCTTTTCTCCCTTTTATTGAGTAAATTATTTCATATATATTTATAAAAATTGCAATATAACCGTTGACAATAAAAGAGAGTGTGTTATAATAGTCTTATCTACTATAAAATAATATGTTTATCTTCTTTCAATATCTTCTTCAGACAACAAATCACCCATCCAAACCTCAATTACTTTAACAGGTCTGTCTCCCACGTTTGATGCTCGATGCCATGTATTGGTAGGAATGTCGATACTGTCACCGGTTGAGTAAACCTTAGATGTTTTGTATCCATTTGGAAACTCAAGATTCATTTCAAGTTTACCATCAACAATATGCCAGTGTTCTGAGCGAACAAAATGTCTTTGGTCTGATAGTGATTTTTTAACATCAATAGACAATTCCTTAACTTTCCAATGACCATTGTTATCAAGGTTACGATATTTACCCCATAGTCTTTGTGTTTCAGGTTTATCCCAGTTTTCAAGCAACCACGATGAGCTATTCTTTTTATCATTACCACCAACACCAAATATAAAACTAATGTCGCATTCATCTTTAAGTTGACGTGCATATTCTACTTCAGGTGTTGTACCTTTTTGACGATCCCCACCATTAGCAAATATGATTTTAGAGTTTCTAGGAAATGTATCTTTGATATGTCTAATAGCTTCACATGCATGGTTTTCGCTATCGTCAAACTCAAAAACACCACCAACACATTTAATTTCTTTAACGATAGCAGATCGTTCAGACATAGGCATAAATGGTTTACCTTTTTTACGAGATAACCATTCATCAGAGTTTAAACCAACCATAAGAATGTCACCGAGTTCTTTGGCAGCTTTAAAATATTCAATATGGCCTGAATGGATTGGATCAAACCCGCCCGTTACGACAACTACTTTCATTCCCATTATAATTTCTCCATCATATAATCCCAAGCAAAGGTAATACCGCTCTTGGATTTCATTTCCTTTTTCTGATGTGCTATTCTAGGATGCACCCACCAGTCTTCATAAGGTGAGCTAGGATCTACCGCGACATCACTTACTAATAGTATATATCCAAGTTTACCTAAAATATCTCTGGATTCTTTTCTAAAATCGTTTCCCCACCAAACTGCGTTATGTTGAAACTGAATAACATCAAATTCGTAATTGTCAAATGGTATATTTTTCAAAGCATTGACTGATGCCTTTTCTGCATTAATTCTAAGAAAATCAATTTTTCTTTCAAAGCAATGTCTAACAAATAACGATTTATAATCAATAGTTTCTGCATCATCTAATATCACATTGCTATTTCTTTTACGAGAGTATATATGGCACATACGCTCAGAATTATCAAGCGATATTCCCTTCCATCCAAACTCTTTTTCAAGCAATAATGTATTATTAAAGAGTTCCGGATGACCTGAACCAAGCTCTATAAATGTACCATTTTCTCTGCCATTAAGCGCAGATAAAACAAACATATCTTGGAAATGACGTGAATGGTTTTCCGTGACTTTGTCTAACCCATCGAATTTATATTTATATCTGTATTCTAATGAACTGTCATAAGCTAACGTACTCGGATACCCGTGCTGAATAAGTAATGCAGTCGCTTCCTTATCAACCTCTTTGTTTAATTTATTCTTATATTTAAGGTCAAAAGCAAGATTTTTAGAACTATCTCTACCGTCAGTTTTCCATTTAGCACGTGCATATAATAACTCGAGCATATGATTACCTGGATATTCTAAATCATTATCAGGTGCTACTTCATTAGTAATATTTAATAAACCCATTTTAGAATACATCATGCTTTCTCGCCAATCATTACGGCCAGCTTTAAACTTTGCCATAAAATAATATGCTTCAGGTCTTTCAGGCATAGTTTCAATAGCAATTTTAAGTAGACCTTCTGTAGTGTGATCCCTATCTTTGCTTCTATCAAAAATATGAGAACCGAGAATCATTGACTTGTATTGCACCCACCGCTCATCAAAAATTTTACCTTCAGCCATATCAGCTGCTCTAAGGTAGAAACTAAAAGCTGCGGCACCTTGTTCTAATCTATCGTACTCTTGTGCCAATTTAAAAATTTTAAATGGGTTTTCAAAATCCATTACAACATCAGTTAAAATACTTGTTTTTGTAAAATTCATAATATCAACCCTTATCTATTAAAAAATTATAGAATACATTCTGAGGAACTCTTAAAACAAAGCACGCATTATCTTGGAATCCAAACGAAATAAGAACATCGTTTTTATAGAAACACATTCCAGTTACAAACTCAATATTATAGTCTGTATTTGTAACATGATCATAATAAGTTCCAAGGAAGTGGAATTTTTTAGACGCGTGAACTAGATTCCAATCATTATCCCAAATTAAAACTCGGTGACTATAATCTCCATCCTTACGACCAAAGGGATCTCTTAATAAGTTTGTTTCGTGGATAAACGCCATTTGCTGATTTTCGTTAATACGAACAACTTGAGATCCACCTCTAAAATCTCTTTCAAATGGTTGACGCTCATTTTTGTCTACAAATACTTCTTCAGTTGTACCTTCGTCAATATTAAATTTAACGATTTGAATAGGGTTACACCATTTAACAAAGTGAAAGGGTTTATCGTTAATTGGCATCCAATTCTTTTCACAATAAGAACTATCATCGCCAGGGGCTGGAATAGGATGGCGAGATATTTCTCTCCATTCGCCTTCAACAAAATCAATTTGACATAGCTCCATACGACCTTTGCCTTTATCATCATAACAATCTCGACGTACACCACACAAATAATACTTATCATCCCAATTAAATAAACGCGCATCTTCCAAACCAATAAAGTTCCACGTAGGCTTTCCAGTATCGAGAGCCATATTTACTCGTTGAGCATTTAAAAGATTTAAATTAGAATCCAGTTCACACATTACGTTATGTGTTCTGAGTGTTACATCATTTTCAGGATGAACATAGACAAGTGGTCCCCACTGATGCGGGAACTTTTTGCCTTCGGAATGATAAAGGATGTAATTAACGTGTCGTACGTTGAGATGTAATTTTCCATCTTTTTCAAAAATAGATGGATTCATAATACCAGCTTCGTTTCCTAAAACCGATTTTGGTAATAAAATTGGATGTAGTGATCCGCCTCTTTTTAAAGCGTACGTGGCAAATCCACCCATGTGCAAATCATGCATATTAACTCCATAATATAATTTTTAAAAAAGTTACCAACCAGGTTTAACTAGGCGAACCTTTTTCCTCGCAACCTTCCCTGCTAGCGCAGTATCAATCTTATTTATCTGTTCTTCACCTAAAGATTCTTCCAACCAAGCTAATGCAAGAACGTTAGTTACGTCGTTAAGTGCAATGAAATCTGCTGCAGCTTTAGCTTTAGCAGAAAAATAACACGTCCCAACGTAACTTGATGTGGTTCCATCATCATCGGTCGCTATTCTTTTATAATGAATTTGCACAATAGAGTTTTCCAATAGGACTCCGTCGTTATTTAACTCGTCGTCTAACCCTAATCTAGCAATTTTCCAAGAATAATTCACGATAAAATTCCTTTATTCTGATACATCTACTGCAGCACCTTCAGCAGCAACTGCTTCTGGATCTGGTGTGACAGGTGGTGCCCAAGGCATTGGTGTATCAGTCGGGTCGCTTTCATCAATCTGGCGTTGACACTGCTCTAAGATGTGCGCTTTATAACCTGCGTCAGCTTCAACAACAGCTGAAATCCATGCAACAACATCTGCTTCCACCAAGTCAGCAAAGGCTTTAAATGATCCTGCTGGAACAGTTGCGGCACTAAATGGTGTTGCGCCTGAAAACTCTCCGACGTTACCATCTGCGTCTTCACCATGCGCTTTCCAATAAGTTTGTACAACTGCGTTTTGTAATGTTACCC